TCAGGAAGACCTTGCCGACGCCCAGGCGGATTCGATGAACATCGAGAGCGGTGTGATTCGCCCAAGCCATGCCATGCGCCGCGCACAGTCGAAAGGCACCTACGCCATCACCGATGAGCAGATCAAGGCTCAAGAGCAGCTGGAGAAGGATCAGGACAATGGCCTTGGCGACGACGGTGACGGAATGCCGGGGTTTGACCTTGGAAGTAAGTCAGGCGAAAAGCCGACACCTTCGCCACGGTCAGAGACAACCGACTCGGCGCTTCCTGGCTTCGTGTCAGTTGAGCCGGGCAGTCTTCACTCAGTGGCCGTTGCCAATCACCTGAAGGCCATCGGTATCAAGGGCGCGGTTCCAGTCGACGACCTGCACGTCACGCTGTTCTATGCGCGAAACGGCATTCCGTCTGGCTCAGCGTCAACTGCAATCTACTCGGCCGACCTGACAGCTGAATACGAGATCATCGGCCAGGCCCCATGGCGAGCACTGGTGGTCAAGCTTGATTCCCCTGAGCTGCAAGCGCGGTTCGATGAGATCCGGGCAACAGGTGCCGAGCACAGCTATCCGAGCTACTTGCCTCATCTGAGCCTCAAGTACGACCCGACAGAGGAAGACCTGGCGGCGATTCGCGCCAATCCACTACCCCTGACATCAATCGTTCTCGGCGGTGAAGAATGGAAGCCAGTAAAAAGCTGACGCCGACCCAGAAGCTTGCAGCGGCCAACACGGCGCTGCTTGAGAGCCGGAAGAGAAAGCCCAAGGCTCCAAAGCCAGTGATGCCCAGCAAGGAGGCCGAGCGCTACTACCTCGGCCAATTGCGCGCACTGATCAGGGCGATGGCTTCCGAGCTGATCGCCTCGCTTGAGCCGGCGTTGAAGCGCCTAAAGCCTGCCTACATCGCAGACAGCCGCGTGACGCTCGATGGCAGCTGGACGGACGAGATCCTCAAGTCGATTCGGAGCGTCTCCCAGCGCTTCACCTCGCCACTGTTCGAGGCGCAGATACAGCGGGTTGCGGCTACGACCATCAGTCGGGCCGAAGCCGACAATGCCGAAGACTTCCGCGACTCGATCAACAAGGCCGTGGGCATCGACTTCCAGCTGATCACCAAGCCCAAGGGCATGACGGATTATCTGGAAGCCTCCACTGCCGAGAACGTCAACCTGATCAAGTCCATCCCGGCCGACTACTTCAAAAAGGTCGAGACGATTGTGCTGGGCGGCATGAAGGACGGCCTCGCTCCTACCACCATCGCCAAGCAGATTCAGGAAGAGACGGGCGCCAGTGCTCGCCGGGCAAAGCTGATTGCGCGCGACCAAGTGTCCCAGCTCAATTCAGACCTGACCCGGCAGCGCCAGACCGCCGCCGGGATCGTGCACTACAAGGTCCAGGATGCTGACGACGTGCGGGTATCCGGCAACCCGTCCGGCAAGTACCCCAACGCGAAGATCAGCTGCTGGGGGATTGCGCGGCAGGACATCGGCTATGGGCCTGGGGTTTACAAGGTTGCGGAGGGCGCAACCTGGAGGGAGGTCACCAACCTGCACCCGGGCAAGCACCACCCGCTCTGCCGCTGCGTCGGTATCGCCATGATCCCCGGCGTGAACTATTTCCCCGACAAGAACGGGTAACCCATGAAGAAAATGACCATCGACGAGGCCTTCAAGCCTACGTCGCGCACTGTCACGCCCGAGGGTTTCCTGTGCGTGAAGGGCATTGCGGCCCGCACTGGCGTGTATCAGTACCTGTCCAGCGAGCTGGACCTCGACGGCCCCGAGCGGATCGTCAACGTCTACCGGTCACCCGAAGAGGTGTTCAAGCCTGAGTCGATGGCGAGCTACCTCGACAAGGACGTGACCAACGACCACCCCGAAGACTTAGTCGACTCGACCACGTTCAAGGAAGTGTCGGTCGGGCACGTGCGTGGCGTTGAGCGCGACGGTGACAACCTGATCGTAGACATGATCATCAAGGACCAGACCGCCATCGACGATATCCAGTCGGGCAAGTCTGAGCTGTCCCCTGGCTATATGGCCGAGTACGTCGAAGCCCCAGGCGTCGACCCGGTGTCAGGCACCGCCTACGAATACGAACAACGCGACATCCTCATCAACCACAACGCGGTTGTAGACGCAGCGCGGGCCGGCAAGGTCGCCCGCATTTTTGACCACAAACCGAAAGGTGCACCAATGGCACAGCGAAAAGTCTTTTTAGACTCGAAGAAAAGCCACTCCATCATCCTTGACGAAGAGGCTGCTTCGAAAGTCGAAGACGCCATTGCAACACTTCAGAAGTTCGCGGATGAGGAGTCGGAGCGCGCAGACAAGGCCGAAGCCACCAAGGACGAAGCCGAGGAGAAGCTGGAAGAGGCCAAGAAGGAAACTTCTGACGCCGCTATCGGCGCTCGCGTGAAATCCACCCTCGACACCATCGCCCTGGCGGCCCGTGTCGTGAAGTCGTTCGACGCCAAGGGCCTGGTGTCCCCGCTCGAAATCAAGCGCGCCGCAATGGCGCAGCTCAAGCCAACCCGCGACTGGGCCACCAAGTCCGAGGCCTACGTGCTGGCCGCCTTCGACGCCGCTGCTGATGAGGCAGAGGAAACCAAGGACGAAGACGAGGACGACGACAAGTCGAAAGTCAACGACAGCCTGAAGCGCTTTGCGGACGACGCAGCCAAGCGCGGCCTGAAGCCGACCACTGACGGCACCGAGGCCTACAACACATTCCTGCGAGGTGGCAAGTAATGGGCATTGCAATTGATACCTTCGGCCAATACGCCGGCAAGGCCTACGAAGGCCAGATCAATGACCTGTCTATGGCGGATGTCACTACCGCCGTCGGCTCGGTCGTCATTCCGTTCGGTCGCGTCGTTGTCTCTGATACCACAGACCGCTCGGGCAAGCTGCCTGCTGCCGGTGCCGGCTTCTTCCTCGGCATCTCGGTGCGCAAGCCTGTCGGTGTGAGCGGCAGCTACCTGACTGGTCAAGTGTCTGATAGCGGCAACGCCGTCGGCGGCTACCGCGCAGGTGAAGAAGTCAGCCTGCTCGCGCATGGCCGCATCTGGGTCAAGACTCTGGCCGGCGCCGTCAAGGGCGCACAGGTCTACGCCGTGCCGCTCACCGGCGAGATCACCAACGCCGCGACAGCCGGCAACCACGTTCTGGCTGGCTGCACGTTCCTGACTGCCGCCGCCGCCGGCGAATTGGTGCTGGTACAGATCAAAGCCGTCGCGCCTACCACTCTCGCCGCATAAGGACTGACAAATGCGAACTTTCGACGCTTCCCCCCAGGCGCAACTGGGCTTCCTGATTGGTCAACTGACCTACGTTGAACAGGAAGTCCTGCGCCAGCCGTACCCCGATATCAAATACCCGACCATCCTCAACGTGGACACCTCGGCCCCGGATTACACCGAGTCCATCGCGTTCAAGGTGCTCGACTACAAGGGCGAACCAGCTCCGATCGGCGACGTGTCCCATGACTTCCCGCTGGCTGAGATTGCAGCCAAGGTCGGTGGCGTGGACGTGATCCAGGGCGGCCTGGGTTACAAATACACCCAGATCGAAGTGGGCAAGGCCCAGGAAATGGCGAACGCCGTTGGCTTCGGTGGCGCCATCAATTACCTGGCCGAGAAGCCAATCGCTGTCCGCACCCTGACCGAACAGTGGTTGGATCGCGTGGCCATGGTCGGTGATGCGCGCTGGCCGTCGCTGGCCACTGGCGGCCTGCTGAAGTACCCGGGCGTTCCTGTTGTGGCGACCGGCACCCTGCTCGGCGGCGCGAACAAGACCATTGCGGCCATCCTGGCCGGTGGCGGCGAGACTGCAGCAAACGAGATCCTGACCCTGCTGAACAACGCGATCCTGCGTGTTTACAGCACTCAGACCAACTCGATTTTCCGCCCGACTCACATCCTGCTGCCGCTGACCGAATTCGGCCTGCTGACCACCTTCCGGATTCCGAACACTTCGGAAACCTTGGTGAGCTACTTGGAGCGCGTGCTGAAGATCACCATCGAGCCAATCCTGCAGGCGGCAACTGCCGGTGCTGGTGGTGGCAACCGCATGATGATCTACACCAAGAACCCGCAGTTCGCCAAGTTCCACCTCCCAATGCCTTACACCCTGAATGCGCCGATCCCTGCGCATGGCGGCCTGGTGTTCGAGGCTGCGGGCGTGGTTCGCACCGCTGGTACCGAGCTGCGCGTACCGGCATCCCACCTGTACGTCGACGGTATTTAAGGAGGCTTCATGGCAACTCTGACCAATGCCAGCGTTCATCCGCTGGTACTGGCGGATCTGACGATCCAGCCAGGCGAAGTGATCGAAGACTTCGACGACAAGGCCGCTGAAGAGCTGAAAGACAGCCTGTTCGTCAAGGCTAAATGGCTGAAAATCGAGCAGGCGCCAAAGCCTGATTCGAAAGCCAAGTAACACCGATAGCCCCGCCCAGTGCGGGGCTGTTGTTTTCTGGAGGTTGCAACCGTGGCTGAACTGACCATTGAAGTGACGCCGGCGATCATTGCTGACTTCCGAGCGTTCTACGAAGAATTTTCCGACAGTGCCGTCTGGTCTGATTCCAAGATCACCAAGGCGCTGTATATCGCACGCGGCGAGCTGGATGCTTGTCGATGGGGCGACTACAAGCCCTATTCGCTCCTGCAGCGCGGCTGGTTCGCACTGGCGGCGCATTACCTGACATGGAACACGGCGACCACCGACGCCACCACGGCAGACGGCAGCGCCTCGACACCCTACGCGGTGGCCAGCAAGGG